AATAGCGTCATTAATAGCATGAATAAAAAGCAAAAAGACGTTTTATACTATATGGTTGGTACCGCTCTCAAGACTAAAGAAGACGATGAGGGCGACGAGGCAGAGCATTCTGATGATGAAGGAGATACTGCAATGCATCACAACATTTTTGACAAGACCGAGGAGACTGAGAATACTCTGTCCCACGACGATCTGAATGATATCCTTAAGGAGGCTCCGCGTTACGGCAATCTTAAGGATGCCTTTATTGAGCATGGTATTGAGAATCTTGAGGTTCTCTTCCCTGAGGCCCGTGCTCTTGACAACACTCCTACTTTTATTAAGCGTGAGACTGGTTGGGTTTCTGAGCTTTGGAACGCCCTTCGTAAGACTCCGTTCTCTCGCATTAAGTCGCGTCAGGCCAACATTACCGAGTATGAGGCACGTGGTCGTGGCTACATCAAGGGCAACCAGAAGATTGAGGAAGTCTTCTCGCTGCTTGCTCGTGTCACCACGCCGACTACGGTGTATAAGCTTCAGAAGCTCGACCGCGATGATATTATTGATATCGTCGATATGGATGTCGTAGCTTGGATGAAGCAGGAGATGCGCATGCAGCTAGAGGAGGAGCTTGCTGGTGCTGTCCTGGTTGGAGATGGCCGTCCTGCAAACGACGTCTCGAAGATCAACGAGCTTAACGTTCGTCCTGTTTACACCGACGACGATATGTACTGCATCCACAAGACCGTTACTGTCGGTTCTTCTGTGACTCACGCTCAGCTCGCTGATATTCTCATCGAGACAGTTCTTCTTTCTCGCAAGGACTATAAGGGTTCTGGCGATCCTTGGATGTTCGCTACGAACGATATCATCACTCGTATGCTGCTTGCTAAGGACCAGATTGGCCGTCGTCTGTACAACAACATGACTGACCTTGCCACTGCTCTTCGTGTGTCTCGCATCGTCGAGGTTCCTCGCCTTGAGGGTGCTACTCGTACCGCTACGGTTACTGCTCCGAATGGCAGCACTACTACTGAGACTCGTAAGCTCCTTGCTCTTATCTTTAATCCGCGTGACTACGTCATTGGTGCCGATAAGGGTGGCGCTGTGACGATGTTCGACGACTTCAATCTGGACTTCAACAAGTACGAGTACCTGATTGAGACCCGTTGCTCTGGCGCTCTGGCCGACCCCTTCACCGCTATTGCTATTGAGACGACCTCTGACCTGCCGTTTGACTTCAGTGTCTATGAGGGCCACTTCAATACCGCAACTCGTAAGAAGGATGCTAACGGTTGGCCTGAGGGCTATCCTCGTTACGGCGAGTCTGGCGACACCGGTAGCACCGGCGAGTAGCCTTTATGTTTAAGGAGACTTAACTGTGACGAAATTTTATGGTAAAATAGGCTTTGCTAGTTACGGCGAAACGTCTCCTGGTATCTGGGAAGAAAGAATTGAGGAACGTCCCTATCGAGGGGATGTTGTTAAATCGATAAGGCGCTGGGACAAGTCCGAAAATATTCATAGCGATTTTGCGCTTAACAATAATTTCAGCATTGTCTCAGACGCCTTTTTATATTCTCATCTTCCTGCGATACGATACGTTGAATACTTGGGAACTAAATTCGAGGTCACTTCGGCTGAGTTGGAGCGGCCTCGAATTCTATTAACGGTGGGAGGTGTCTATGTCCCTGGAAACTCGCCGTCTGGCACTACAGGCGAAACTGGAACAGATTCTGGGAACTACTAACGTATATTACGACCCTCCTTCTAACATCGTTATGAAGTATCCTTGTATTGTATATTCCTATAAGAAGCAGCAGACTTTTCATGCTGATAATGTTCCATACATTCGGTTTGATGAGTATGATATTATTCTTATCACAAAGTCTGCGTGGCCGAGTGATGTGTTGGAGGGGTTAGGATCTTTGCCATATTCTAAGCTAGACAGAACTTATACCGCCGACCACCTTCACCATTTCTTATTCCAAGTTAAGCTTTCGAAAGAAGGCTTACTCGTGTGATTGGGAGGGGTAGATTATGTCTACTATGAAATGGGGATTTCTGACCGATTAAAACGACGATTACATAATAGACGAATATACAAGGTTTATTGTTACTTATGGAAAGGAAGACGTTATGTCCGCCTTAATTTGGGATGCTATTGGTGAGCATATTTACGAGATGGGCGTAGACCATGGTGTCCTTTACCAGGTCGACCCAATCACCGGAAAGTATACTAGCGGTGTTGCTTGGAATGGTCTTACTCAGGTTAGTGAGAAGCCTTCTGGTGCTGAGGCTCAGAAGAAGTGGGCTGATAACATTAACTATGCGACCATCTACACTGCCGAGGAGTTCGCTGCTACTGTCGAGGCCTTTACTTACCCAGACGAGTTTGAGCAGAACGATGGCTCTGCTACTCTTACAACTGGCGTTACTATTGGCCAGCAGCCTCGTAAGCCGTTTGGTATGTCTTATCGTACCAATGTCGGTAACGATGTAGCTGGCGACTCACTTGGTTATAAGCTTCATCTTATTTACGGTTGTCGTGCTGCTCCTTCCGAGAAGGGCTATCAAACCATTAACGACAATCCTGAGATTATTACCTTCAGCTGGGAGCTGAGCACTACTCCTGTTCCTGTCTCTGGTCATAATCCTACCGCGAATCTTATCATTGACTCTAGGGATTTTGTCACTGAGGATCAGCTGGCTAAGCTTGCTCTTCTTGAGGAAGTCCTGTATGGTCGCGACGCTGTTACAGGTACTGGTGCTGTTACCGCTCTTGATCCTTATCTGCCTATGCCTGATGAGGTCTATACTATTCTTACTACTGGCCAGATTCCGAATGCTGCTTAATCTGTCAAAATGGTAAGTGATTTGGTTATAGTTTAGTCTGGGGTCGACCCTTAGAGGCAACGAGTCTAGAAGACGGGTGACTCTTCCGGGTAGTGGGGCTGACTACCATGGTCTGTGGTGTTTAGAAAGCATTTTAGTTGCTAATTTCTAGAGTTAGCTAACTAAGGTCCTGGTGATAGCAGACCAGGCAGACCAAAACGGGGGCGTGGTGGAATGGCAGACACAGGAGACTTAAAATCTCTCGACTTTGGTCGTGAGGGTTCGAATCCCTCCGCCCCCACCTTTTAGTTAAAAGAAAGGAAAAACAATGAGTAATTCTGAAAGCTACGGTCAGAATAAATTAACTCCTAAGGATTTTCTTGAGGAGTTTATTAAGTTTTACAATACAGAAATCGCGGACTATGACGTTCCTGAGATTACTAATGCTGAGTGTTTTATTGTTTGGTATAACTTTACTCTTGGAAACGCCAAAGCTCTTATCTCTACCTATAGGCCCGACCATATGTATTACGAGATGACCTATAATAGGGAGAAAAACGAGCTTTACATCGATGCTTACGTAAAAGTTAAGCACGATGTTGTTAAGTATTAAAAGAAAGGAAAAGCAATGATTAAATGGCCTATTACTTATACTGACTACAACGGCGAGCAGCGTACCGAAGACTTCTACTTCAATCTTAACAAGGCCGAAGTAATGGAGCTTAACCTTAACGCTAATGGCGTATACGGTGCTGTTCTTCAGCGCATTATCGATCAGCGCGATGGGGCTTCCATGGTCAGAGAGTTTAAGATGCTCATTCTTAAAGCTTATGGCGAGAAGACTGAGGACGGTCGTCGCTTTGTTAAGTCTGAGGAGCTTGCTAAGAAATTTGAGCAGACAGAGGCTTACTCTGAGCTCTTTATGACTCTTTGCACTAGCCCTGAAGAATGCACTAAGTTTGTAAACGGAATCTTCCCGTCTGACTTTGTCAAAGCAGCCGAGGGCGATACGCTTGCGCTAGCATAGAATAGGAGGAGAGAATGCTTCGGATTACTGTTCCCGAACAAGAACTATATGATGAAAGGACCGAAGAGTTCCTTTACTTCAAAGGGGGGACTCTACTCTTGGAGCATTCTCTCCTATCCATATCAAAATGGGAAGCAATTTGGAAAAAACCTTACATAAACACAAAGAAGACAGCTGAAGAAGCTTTAGACTACGTTCGCTGCATGACAATAAATTCAAACGTTAATCCTTTAATCTATCGATGCTTGACTAAAGAGAACGTTAAAGAGATTAATGAGTATGTTGATGACGTAAAAACCGCTACGACTTTTAACGATTCTGGCGGACCTCAAAGAGAAGTCGTCACAAGCGAGATCATTTACTACTGGATGATAGCGCAAAACGTTCCTATCGAGTTTGAGAAGTGGCATTTCAGTCGTTTAATCACTCTCTTAAAAGTTTGCGCTATTAAGAACAATCCTAATAAGAAGAAAATGAGCGCGAGCGAAATTGCGGCTCGTAACAGAGAGCTTAATCGAGCTCGTCGTAAGAAATACAACACTAAGGGGTAACGATGCGTTCAGATTTAGACGATACTATGGAATTGCCTTTAATCAAAGACATTAAGATGCCTAGTTCTTATAGTGATTTCTTAAAACTTGACGACTATGGTAACGACCCTGAAGATGTTGCCCCTATTAAAGATCTCTATAAGAGCGAGGAATAGCATGGGTACTTCAAGTGATGTGTTACGAATTGCTCGAAATGAGATCGGTAACACAAGTGGAAAAAAATACTGGGACTTTTACTTTAACGGTGACGAGCAATACGTTAACGGAGGATTAACACCTTATTGCGCTTGCTTTGTTTCGTGGGTTTTGAATCAAGCTGCTGTTAAGGCTGTTGGTTTTCCTGCTGCTTATTGCCCTTACGTTTGTCGCGATGCGTCTAATGCAGGAGTTCTGGTTAATAAATACGATGCTCATCCTGGCGACATTGTCTTGTTTGACTGGGATGAGGATGGACTTAGCGACCATGTGGGATTCGTTGAGTCTAATGAAGGTGACTATTTGCAAACGATTGAAGGCAACACTAACGGTGGTGTTGTCGCACGTCGTACACGTTATTTTTCGTCTATCTGTCACGCATTTAGGCCTAACTATAACGGCTCTTCTCCTGAAGTCATTAAAGATTCGCTTGATATTGACGGGTGGGCTGGTCCTAAAACAATAACAAAGCTTCAAAAGGCATTGGGTCTTAGTACAGATGGCGTTATCTCAGGACAGTCAAAGCAATACCAAGACTACTTTGAGAATGTATGCTCTTGCACTTGGGGCGATAAGGGATCCGTCGTTGTATCTAAGATTCAGCATTCCTTTGGGTCTGTTAATACAGGCATTTGGGACAGGGCTTTCTCAATGCTTTTGCAAAGCGTGCTAACCGAAGCAGGATACAATTGCGGAGGCATTGACGGATATTTTGGTTACAAGTCTTGCTGTGCATTACAGCGAGCATTAAATGATGGTGCTGTGTTTTAAATGAGCAGAATTATCGAGTTTCACCAAGAAGGCGACTTTAGTAAAACACGTGGTTTTTTAAATGCCATAAAAGAACTTCGTATATATTCTATTCTTGAGATGTACGGTCAACAAGGAGTGTCCATTTTACAGGCAGCTACTCCTAAAAGAACCGGAGAAACTGCTTCGTCTTGGACGTATGAGACAAAAGTTAGTGCTTCCGAAGTGTCTATAGTGTGGAGTAACAGCAAAATGGGTAATGACGGAACCACTCCTGTTGCTTTGCTTATTCAATTGGGGCATGGAACTCGAACTGGAGGCTATGTTCCTCCTACAGATTATATTAATCCTGCTATGCAACCTCTATTTCAAGAGATTTCGGAAGCCGTTTGGAGGGTGGTGACCTCGCTATGAGTAGTGTTGATAATCGTATTGTACGTATGGAATTCGACAACGCTGGGTTTGAAGCCGGAGCCTCCCAAACCATTCAGACTTTAGATAAGCTTGATGAAGCGTTGAAATTAGATGGCGTAACAACAGGCTTAGATGAGCTCTCTAGCAAGATTGGCAACGTTAATCTTGACCCGATTAGTAATGGCGTAGATGAATGTTCCAATCATTTTAGCGCTTTCGGTAATTTTGTTGCTGGTGTATTTCAAGGTATTGGTCAAAAAGCTGTCGATTTAGGAACTAGTCTTGTTAAGAATCTTGGAGATTCTTTAACCAGGTCTGCTAGAGAAGGCTTTTCTGAGTATGAGCTTCAGATGAAGTCTATTCAGACAATTAGTGCCAACTCTGGCGAGAGCTTAGATGTAATCAATCAATCTCTTGATGAGCTAAACACTTACGCAGACAAGACTATTTACAACTTCGCAGAGATGACCTCTAACATCGGTAGGTTTACTGCTGCTGGTCTTGGTGTAAGAGAATCGACTTCTGCTATTCAAGGCTTTGCGAATGCTGCTGCTTTAGCTGGTGCTGGCTCGGCTGAGACGTCAAGAGGTATGTATCAGCTAAGTCAGGCTATGGCTGCCGGTGTTGTTAGGTTACAAGACTGGAAGTCTATTCAGACGGCATCCATCGATACAGCAAAGTTTAAAGATGTCATTATCGAGACTGCTCGTGCGATGAAAGCTACTGAAGTTTCAGTAGATGAGGCTATTGAGAAAAATGGCAGCTTTGCTCAATCGTTGAACGAGGGATGGCTTACTGCGGATGTTATGAGCCAGGCTCTTCAAGTCCTTACTATGAGCACTAGGGACTACGCTGATGAAGAAGACGGAATGAGGCAACGCCTTGAAGAACTCAGTAAAATGGGATATTCTGAAGATGTTGCTCGAAAGCTCATCGAAATCGCTAATGCTGCTGATGACTCAGCTAGGCAAGTTAGAACTTTCACTCAGCTCATGGAAACTATGGGCGAGGCTATGGGCTCTAGCTGGGCAACGACTTGGAAACTTATAGTCGGCGATTTTGAACAGTCTACCGAGCTGTTTACTTCGTTAAGTCAACGCTTTGATAAAATAATTAGTGCTTCTTCAGAGGCTAGAAACGCTGTTCTTAAAGACTGGGCTGATTCTGGTGGCAGAAATGCTTTAGTCGGTTCGATATTCAACATTATCGAAGCTATAGAACGTCCTATTAACGCTATAGCAAAGGCGTTTAGCAATGTATTTGGAGTTACTGGCGAACAACTAGCAATCCTAACAGAAAACTTTGCTAGGTTTACTGAAGGTTTAGTTCTTAGCGATGAAGCTTGTGCTATTCTAGAAAAAGTTTTGACTGATATTTTTACGGTTATAGCTGGCGGTCTTGGGGTTATTGGCAATCTAGTAAGGATTGCTTTTGAATTAGGCAGCGTTTTAGGTACAATTATTGCTCCTCTTGCACAATTGACTGGTGGAGCTATAATGGCTTTAATCGCAGGTCTTGCCCAAGCTGCCAATACAGTCAGAGCCTTGTCTGATGCTTTAGAGTACGTTATAGGTGAAACGGTAGGACCATTAAACGAGGTAATCCAAGAGATAATTGATCTGATTGGAGACTTCGTAAATGCTCTTAGGGAAGTGTTTGCCGAAACAGCTATAGGGAAGTTCATTGGCGATATTGTATCTAAGCTTAGAAGTTTTGCCGATGCTTTTGTTCAGTTAGACTTTATAAAGTCTATACAACCAATGCTAGAGCAGTTTGTTAAATGGCTTAACAACGCTAGAGATGCAATAAAGAATTTTGGTGGAACTAAGAGAATTGAGTTTTTCAAAAATCTTATCAAAGACTTGACTGTTGCTAATCCACTTATTAAGAAAGTTACTGACGCTTTTAAGAGTTTCTTTAATGGTCTTACTAAGAACGTAGCTGTTCTTGGCACTACTCAAAAGATTCTTGGGATGATTCCAGAGCCTTTGAAAGAAATCGGAAAATCTATCGGTATCTTTGGTCAGAATTTCCTAGAGCAAGCAAAGCAATATGTTGCTGGCGTTGACGCAATGTCGGCGGCGAAGAATGTCTTTAATACAGTTGTTAGTACAGTCATCTCGTTCAAAGATTATATTGTACAAGCTTTTAAGAGTTTGTTTGACTATTTGTCTACGCTTACCCCTCAGAAATTCGTGGACGATGTTGCTAACGCTTTCTCTAAACTAGGCTCGATTATTAACAACTTTAATCCAAAGCTCGGCGAAGGATTCACAAGCATTACCTCTAAAATCGTTGAGGTTCTTAGAGGTGTCACAGAAAACACGGAGTCGTTTAAAGATATTTTAGGCAACTTCAAAAACTGGCTTGTTGAGATGTTTAATAATCTCCCGGATACAGTTAAGAGTCTCTTTGACCAAATTCTTAACACCATTTCTTATGGAAAGAAAAATGTCGAAAATGAGATGAGCAAGCTTAGCTTCGATAATATTATCGTTAACTTCTCGAATTTCGGAGACATGTTCAAGAGAATCTTAACTGGTTTCATTGATGGCCTTTTGCTTATTCCTGAAAACGTTACTGATGTTTTCGACATGGTTGGAAAAGCAGTTAGCGATTTTGTTGATAAATTCCACATTACCTTTGACGATGTTGCGGCTGTTGGTGAAAAGATTCTCACCGGCGGCTTACTCGTTTCATTAATCCAATTTGCTCAACAAATCAAGAACCTAGCAAAAACTATTAGCACATTCGGCAAAGGCATTATTGACTGGCCTAAGAATTTTGGAGATGCTCTTAGCAAGTTCGGACGAGGGTTTAATAAATGGCGAGAAGAAACTAAGGCGGATGCAGTCTTAAAGATTGCTGCTGCGTTAGCTGTTTTGGCTGGCTCATTATTCCTCATCGCTTCTATTCCAGCAGATGACCTAGAGCGTGCCGGTAGAGCCATGGGCGTTATGGCTGGTGGCTTAGCTGGATTCATGGTCTTCATTAGCGTACTTGATAAGATTAAAGTTCTTAATGCAGCAACATTAACAGGCCTAGGCGCTGCTATGATGGGTCTTGGTGTTGGCGTTCTTGCTTTGTCAGCCGCTTGTTTAATCATGAGTAAGATACCTTATGACAAACTACTTCAAGGCGTTCCTGCTATTATTGGTATAATGGCCGCTTTAGGGCTTTATGCCTCGGCTATCGAGACGAACGGCGGATCCTTGCTCAAAGGTTCT